GTGTATACCAAAATGTTTCATTAACAGGAGGCTCAGGAGCAAATGCTACAGCTAATATCGTCATTAGTGGTGGAATTGTCACTAGTTGTAATATTACTTTTGGTGGTAATTTCTATGTTGTAGGGGACGTGCTTTCCTGCTCATCTTTAGGTTCTACTGGTTCTGGTTTTCAATTAACTGTATCTAGCGTATCTAATGCCACCGGAACTAGCTGGCTAGGCGATAATTTTGATCCCGTTTTATTCTATGGCGCTATGCGAGAAGCTATGCTATTTATGAAACAAGAAGCCGATTTAGTGACCAATTATGAGCAAAAATACCAAGAGGCTTTATTAGAATTTAGACGCTTCTGCGATGGCCTTGATCGTGGTGATGCTTACAGAGATGGTCAAACAAAGCTTAATATTAATCTTAAAGGTAATGTGGTCTCATGATTACCCAAACTTCTTGCACAATTTTTCAGCAGAATTTGCTTAACGGTAATGAGAACTTTACTACCGGAACCTATAAGATTGCCCTCTACAATGCGTTGGCTAATCTAGGTCAGCAGACTACGGCTTATACCTCAACCAATGAAGTTGTAGGCACGGGATACACGGCTGGCGGTCAAGTATTAACTATCTCTACCCCACCTACCCAAAATAGCCAATATAACGTCACTTACGTATCATTTAATGATGCCATTTGGAATCCAGCTTCCTTTACCGCTAGGGGGGCGTTAGTATACAATGCAACTACAGGCGCAGCATGTTTTGTACTAAATTTTGGGTCAGACAAGACTTGTACAACTAGCTTTACCGTGCAATTTCCAACGGCGAGTTATTCGTCCGCAATTTTAACCATTGGTACTACCACAAGTAGTATTAACTATAGTAGTTCAGACTAGGAGTAATTATGCATAAAGAATTTACAGGATCTGGCGACCACGCAGAAATTACTCTGCAGGCTAACGCTATTAAAGACGAGACATTTGGTATTGAAGGCCATTACCACGTAGAGTGCCGTGATGCCGATGGCAATGTAAAGTGGACTGAAGACTTCCCTAACCAAGTAGTTCAGGTTGGAAAGATTTTTATGTTGTCACAAACTTTATTGTCTTCACCAGTTGCTTTAGTTGGTCCTTACCTTGGCTTAGTATCTGGCTCTGGAAACACATTCTCACCAACCGATACCATGACTTCGCACTCTGGATGGACTGAATTTACTGCTTATACCGTATCTTCTTCCGCTGTTCGAGGCACTGCCGTGTTTACAACTCCTACTGGCAACAACAATACAACACCGGGTTCTAACGTAGTAACTGCTGCCGCTTCTGCAATTACTTATACAATTACTGGTTCTGGTGGCACTGTAGGTGGATGCTTCTTGGTTACAGGTACAGGCGCTTCTTCTACCCTAGGTAATACTGGTGGTACTTTATACAGCGCTGGCGCATTTGGTACAGCTAAGACCACAACAGCTGGCGATACTGTAAGCGTTACATATTCGACAACTGCGACTAGCTAAGGAGTCCTAAATGGCTCTAGTGCTGTATGACCGAGTCCAACAGACTGGTACTGCTAACACAACCGTAAGTTTTACATTAAGCGGAAGCGTTGCAGGGTATCAGTCTTTTGCCGTTGTCGGTAATGGAAACACTACCTATTATGGTGCTGTAGATGCTTCTGGTAACTGGGAGGCAGGAGTAGGCACATATTCTACTACTGGACCTACTTTAACTCGAACAACCATTTTAGCATCATCAAATTCAGGATCTGCAGTTAGCACGTTTAGCGGATCAGTTAACGTATTTGTTACATATCCAGCAGAAAAGTCGGTTAATCGAGATGCTAACGGCAACGTTAATATTTCTTACACGCCAAACGTAGCCACCAATATTGGGGCTTTAAACGTAGGCGATGGAACGTATAGCGTATCAGCAACCGGTCAAATTGCTTCTTTTGCTAGTGCCGATGCAACCTATGCAAACGTCATATTACAAAATACAAACAATACAAGTTCTTCAGCATATTCATCTTATGTAACAGCAGCTAATAATTATCCAAATCAGTACATGGAAATTGGTAGTAATAGTACAAACTATAATGCTACCGCTGCTGGGTTTGTAATGAACTCATTAAATGCTGCTGGTGCAAACTTTGTCCAATCTTACGGTTCTGATTTAACTTTAGCTACTTGGACAAATAATAATATTCACTTTATACAAAACGCTACAGCCGCAACAACAGATTCAATGACGTTGTATGCCGATGGTGGCGCTTCTTTAGGTGGTCTTGGAGACCCCGGTATTGGAAATATTGCAATTAATAATGCCATTGTTGGATTGACCACTATTACTGCATCCACCACCGCTGTATCTTTAACTTCATCTTCAACACAAGTTCAAGCAGTTTCCGGATCAACAACTCAAAGAATTAATTTGCCTCAAGCAACAACGCTTCTTAAGGGTACTTTTTATACTGTTGCCAACACTTCTACTGGAAACGTATCAGTTTATGATAACGCTGGCACATTGTTGGAGACCATTACTACTGGTGGAGCAGCTCAGTTTTTATGCGTCTCTAATGCTACTTCTGCTGGCACTTGGGGCGTTCGTGTTTTTGCATCATCTAATACCCAGTGGGGCAATTCAACTTTAACCTATCCCGGAACTATTGCTAGTGCAACTTGGAACGGAACTACAATCGGCACAGGATACGGTGGTACAGGATTAACCACATTTAGTTCATCTAACTATGCTATTTATTCTACGTCGCCCTCTACATTAGTTGCAGGTACTTTACCCGTTCTTGCTGGTGGTACGGGCGTAACAACTTCTACAGGTTCTGGCTCTGCCGTATTAAATACTTCGCCAACTTTAGTTACTCCAACTTTAGGTGTAGCAAGTGCTACATCTTTGACTTTAGGTTCTGCTTTAACAATAGCCAATGGTGGAACTGGACAGACTACAGCTTCTGCAGCTTTCAATGCGCTTTCTCCAATTACTACCACTGGAGATTTAATTGTTGGTAACGGCACTAATAGCGCTACTCGTTTTGGTATTGGTTCAAGTGGATATGTATTAAGCTCTAATGGATCAACTGTGGCTTGGACAGCTCCGAGCGGTTCTTCTATCCTTACGACTACTGACTTTACCGCAACGTCTGGTCAAACAACATTTAGCGTAACCTATACCCCAGCTTTATTACAAGGCGTTTATCGTAATGGTATTAAGTTAGGTTTGTCTGACTATACGGCTACAAACGGTACATCTATTGTTTTAAATACCGGTGCTATTACGGGCGACTTGATTGAGGTTCAGTATTTCTCTGCTTTAGCCACTACCACAACGGTTACTTCATTTAGCGGTGGATCAACAGGATTAACGCCTTCTTCGGCAACTTCTGGTGCAGTTACTTTAGCCGGTACTCTTGGTATTGCTAACGGAGGTACAGGATTAACTTCTGTTGGTACTTCTGGCTATTATTTGCAATCAACTGGTTCAGGCTTACAGTATGCTACTGTTTCTGCTGGCGCAACAATTACACCAACTACAAGTAATACAACTTATTATGTAATTGGAACTCCAAGTACTTCTGGAACAAATACAGCTGATTATATTTCTAATACCAACGTTATTTCTTTTAACGCTTCTACAGGTGCTTTAACTGCCGTATCGCATGTATCATCTTCTGATGAGCGTTTAAAGCAAGATATTGAAACTATTGCTGATGCGTTAACCAAAGTAGAAACTATGCGTGGCGTAACCTACTTAAGAAATGGTATCCGTGAAATTGGTGTAGTAGCTCAGGAAGTAGAACGAGTTGTGCCGGAAGTAGTCCACACAGAAGACGGCGAATATGGATATAAATCGGTATCTTACGGTAATATGGTTGGTCTATTAATTGAAGCAGTTAAAGAGTTATCTGCAGAAGTAAAAGAACTAAAGGCAAAATTAAATGACACAAGCGAATAACGTAGCGATTGAAAGCTCGCAAATAAACTCATCAGGAGTATTGCAACCTGCTGGTGGCGGTACTGGCGTAACTACAACTACTGGTTCTGGCTCTGCTGTATTAAACACAAGCCCTACTTTAGTAACCCCAACACTAGGCGCTGCGAGTGCTAGTTCTTTAGCGCTGGGTTCGGCTTTAGCCGTGGCTTATGGTGGTACTGGCACATCTTCTCCAGCCATTGTTGCTGGTACAGCTATTTCTGTATCAGGTTCTTTCCCAAACCAAACGGTTGCTAATACAGGAGTTACTTCTGCGATAGCTGGAACAGGTATCTCTGTATCTGGAGCCACAGGTGCAGTAACCATTACTAATACTGGTGTTACTTCTGCAGTTGCTGGTACAGGAGTTTCAGTTTCGGGTTCTACTGGGGCCGTTACGTTTTCTATTGGACAAGCAGTTGCTACATCATCTAACGTACAATTTAACTCTTTAGGTGTAGGCACGGCTGGTTCGGCTACCACAGGTGAAATTCGTGCAACCAATAACGTAACTGCATATTATTCATCAGACCGACAGTTTAAAGAAAACATACAGAATATTCAAAACGCAGTAGAAAAAGTATCTGCTATTGGCGGTAAAACATTCGATTGGACAGAGGCTTATCTAGAGGCACACGGCGGAGAAGATGGGTATTTTTACCAAAAATCAGATTTTGGAGTTATTGCACAAGATGTACAAGCAGTGTTTCCTCAAGCAGTTCGCAGCCGTGAAGATGGCACATTAGCCATAGATTATGCTAAATTAAGTGCTTTGGCTTTGGCTGCTATTGCAGAATTAACTAAGCGTATAGAAGTGTTGGAGAAAAAATAATGACTATTGAATCTTCTGGAGCTTTAGGTTTAAACGGAACTTGTACCGGTGGTTCTTCAGCTAGAAATCAAATTGGGGCTGAAGTAGGTAAAACCGCTGGTACAGCTTTGTGTATGAATAATAGTTGCTTGAGAACATTGTCTGGCACTAGTAGTGGTACTGCTTTAAGTTTTAGCACTTTTTACGGTAAAGCAAATCAATTTACATATACAGTTTCTAGTAATCAAACCAATTTTTGTATGCGGGCTGGTGCAGTTTCTGCAGGTTGGAATGGTTCAAGTAAACTAATTGTTAACATTAATAGCGGTGTCATTATTTCTGCTAACAGTACTAGTGCAAATGCTATGACTATTCAAGGTTCATTTCCTGGTGGTGTGACTGTAAACAACAGGGGAACTATTGTTGGTGTAGGCGGCAACGGTGGACAAGGCGGTTATCCATCAGGTAGTTCTCATACAGCAGGTAATGGTGGTGGCGGAGGAACAGCATTAAAGATTTCTTCTACTGTGACAATTTGCAATTCTGGCGGTGTAATTGCTGGAGGAGGCGGCGGTGGCGGTGGAGGCGGTTGGTTCCAATGCTGTGGTTATAATAGGTATTACCCGGGCGGCGGTGGCGGTGGAGGTCGTTCAAGCAATGCTGCAAATTCAAGCGGTGGTGGTGGGGCTTCTGCAAGCGGAGGGTCTTCTTCTGCAGGTAGTTCTGGTACTTATAGTAGTGCTGGAAGTGGCGGCAATGGGGCAATACCAAGCTCCGGTTTCTGTTGCGGTATAAATTGTCACGGTGGAAATGGCGGCGGTTGGGGGGCATCAGGATCTGCAGGAGCAACACCCTATAATGGAAATTTTAATACGGGCGCTTGCGGTGGTAGCGGCGGTAAAGCGACTTGCGGCGCATCAAATGTTACTTGGTCAAATACTGGAACAAGATATGGGAGTGTTAGCTAATGTTAATTTATTTAGTTCCCAATTTAGCTCAAAATACTTGTGCTTATGTTTGTGATTCACAAGCAACCATAGATGCTGCACCCGAATTAAAAAAGCCTTTGTGTGTTATTGGTACACAATCTGATGCCGATACAATGCTTTTTGCAAATCAACAAGCATGGTTAACTCAAAAAGAATCGTTGTTTACTTGCAACTTACAAACTACTGTTGAGGGCGGTGTGGTTTGGACTGTGGTGAATTTAGATAATGAACCAGCTAATACGGATAGAGAATATTTTGTTTTTGATCCTACAACTGGTTTATATACAGAAGCAATAGGTCTTACTGCCGCACAAGCATTGTTAACACAAATGCACCAAACTTATTTAACTTTTACTAATATGGCTTCTTACACAATAATGACCTCTTGGAAATAATGGAAAATAAACTAGAACAAATACAGCTCTTTGCTTGCCCTTTATTTATGGTTGATAAACCAGAGTTTTTGGAAGTTACTAGAAAAGTATCAAAAAAGTTTATCTCTAAAAGAAAAAAACAAGTAGAACTAAATCCCAACTATCCGGTTTATATGACCGAATCAATTAATTTTGATCCCGAAATGTTGGAGTTTGCTAATTTTGTTGCCCAATCCGCTTGGAATATTCTTGAAAGTCAAGGGTATGCGATGGAGCATTTTAATACGTATTTTTCAGAAATGTGGACACAAGAGCATCACCAGCACTCCACAATGGAAAAACATATTCATGGAAATGGCGTAGTAATTACAGGTTTTTATTTTTTAGATGTTCCAAAAAATTCGAGTCGTGTTATTTTTCATGAACCAAAAGATTCAAAAGTAATTACTAATTTGCCAGAAAAAAATATGGCAGATGCTACCCATGCTAGTTGTATGATTAATTTTGTGCCGAAAGAAGGCCAACTAATGCTTACAAATTCTTGGTTGCCTCATTCTTTTACTAAAAACGAAGCTAAAAAACCATTAAGATTTATTCATTTTAATGTAACTGTAGCTCAGGCATCTCAACAAATATGTGCTACTAAACCACAAGTAGAAATTATATGAATAAGTATCGTATCCGTTTCAACAAGAGCCGTGGCCAAGAAGGTCGTGGAACAGTTGACCATGTATGGCGGGTATTTGAGGGCGATAAAGAATATTTGGTAAAACACTTCAAGTTAAACGTGTTGTCTGAAAGCGAAATAGAAACTAACGGCGCCGACTGGAACGTAGTTTGTTATGGTGTACTAACCCTAGACCGTGACACATCAACCGCAATAATTAACGCAGAATAATTATGTTTGGAATAACTGCATTTGCCCAATCGCCTTTTGCCGCATTAGGTGGAAATGCTTATGTGTTTTCACTTACCGAAGACTCTGGTTTAGCTGATTCTAATAGCCAGACTTTTGCATTTTTACAGTCTATTTCTGAACCATTTACGATATCGGATAATAACTCTCAAGCAGGGTTGTTTAT